GCTCACGTTCGTGACTGTCATTTGGTCACGGTCAAAGGCCCATACGTTCAAAGGTTTTTCAGTTGCCTGCGGGATTACTTCATCTTCCATGTTTCACACAATACTCTCTGCTGGCATCAGACGTGCGTGTTGCGGTATTACACAACTTCGTTGCATCCCTCTGCTAACAGAAGTTCTTTCCTTGCTTTACTTTTTGCTCTGACCCGTTCACGTTTCACTGATCCGGGTTGGATACCAAGATCGGTGGCAACGATGTCGTGATGGTCGCCACTGTGGTAAACGACATGGCGGCGTACTTGGTGTTTGAAATCTTTCCTTTTGATACCCATCTTTTTGCGATCCATTAACGTTTTACCGCCAACGATTCCGGCATCTTCGTGGCCGAGATCTCGTAAACAATCTTCGGCGACGGGGCATTGGGCACAGATCTGTTTCGCGGCTAACCCTACGTGTGTTGCTGATTTCTGTGGGAAGAAACCTGCGGGGTCCATTCCCTTACATGCGGCTTGTTCACGCCAGTGTTGTTGAGCGTTGCGCATCTCAACGATGATAAGGAGTTGTTCTGCCACTTCTGAACGTGGCGGAAGTTTAGGCATCGAAAATCAGAACCCCTTGGGATAGTCGGGTAGCGGCTAGTTCACAGTATTTTTCGTTTGTTTCTATTCCCACGGCCCGTTGTCCTCTGGCTTTGGCTGTTACGAGTGTTGTTCCGGTTCCCATGAATGGGTCTATGACGGATGCTGTGGGGGAGAATAGGTCAAGGCATTTGGATACGAGGGCTGTGGGGAATGTTGCACCGTGGTCGCCTAGCCCGCGTGTGGGGGGTACGCGCCAGATGTTTGAAACGGTGCCTCGGTCGAATTGTGCTGAGGGGAATTGTCTGACGCGTGGGTCGAACCCATCGAAGATAAGGATCATTTCAAACGCAGAATTGAGTGTGCGGTCGTTCATTGCTGGTTGGCCGTGGCCTTTGTCCCAGATGACCATCTCTTTGAAAACGTGGGCGAACTCGCCTAGCAGCCCTGCTAACGCAGGTTTGTTGCCGGTTGCTAGTTGGATGTTCCAACAAACTGAATCTGCTGCTTCTAAACACATTTTGAGGATTTCGGTGGTGAACTGTAAATACTCGTTTGGGTGCATGTTGTCGTTGAACCCGTCGTACTTGCTTGAGAAGTCTGTTTCGATGCACTGGCGTGAAATGTAATCTCGTTCCAGATTCACTCTTGTGTTTAGGTTGTACGGGGGTGAGGTTATGACAACGTCAAACCCGTACGGGTTTTGGGCATTTCGCTGGGTGAGTGTTGGGAGGATGTCTCTGCAATCATCGTGGTAGATGGTGCAGAGATCATCCTCGTAATAGACGGTCATTTGTTGTTTAGCCGTTCTGGTTGCGTAGGTGTTTGTTGTTTAGCCTTGAGCGTTGATTTGTGCTGTGGCCGCTTCAAAGTTGTCGCTTGCAGCGTTGACGTAGGTTGTGGCGCTATCGTAATCGCCTGCCATGCACGCTGCGGCTGAGTCAACGAGGTTTTGGAATGCGTCAAGCATTGGTTGTACCGGTGCGTCACTGTACTTGGCGAGCGCTTCGGATGCGGACTCGCTCAGGTTCTCACACGCTGTCTGGACGACTCCGACGTTGCCGGTTTTTGCTGCGGCGCTAACGCCGCCCATATCGGCTTGTACTCCGGTTAGGTCATCCATGAATGATGGTTGAGCGTTGAAGTATTCTTGGACGCTTTGTGTGGCGGGTGCTTGAGCGAATGGTTCGTCGTTTGCGATTGTTGAACCGCATCCTGTTGTTGCAACGATTAGTAGGAGTGTGGCTATTTGGATGCGTTTTGTTTTCATGGACGAGACACTATCAAGTGTGTTACGCCTTGTCCATTGTGTTTAGTCATCCGATTCTTGAGAAGGAGTCAAAAGCCCCTCAATCAAAAACCAGAACGGTGCAACAGCAGACAACGCCATCCAACACACAACAAAACCAGCGAACGAGTACCACGACCACCCGAACCCTGTCACACCGGCAGCAGACAGCCCTAGAAGCCCCCAGAAAGCAACGTGGACACTCAGGCACCATTGGCACGTGATGAGGTCCAGTACCCAGATAGAAAGCTTTGTAGGGTGGTCTAGTAGCCATCCGTTATGAATAGGGAAACCGTTGGAGTCGATCTCTGTGCTTCCAACGATCCTGCCTCTGATCGGTTCAGTGATCGCGTCGTATATCCATAGTCGTGTGATTCTGTATACGGCGAGTGAGGTGATGATGAATAGGAATGGGGTCATGGTTCGACTTTAGCCCGTATCCGTGACAACGGAGTGTGGGGTATTCTTGTTTTTGGTGGCCGGTTCTAATTCGTTCAGCCGGAACCGGTCACCATCGTAACAGTAAACGTGCTAGACTATATTTGCGGTAGGGAACCCGCACCCAACAAAGGACGATCACATGAAAATAAAACAAGCTGTAAAAGCATCACGCATAGCAGAACGCAATGCACGCGTCGAAGCTATGAGAGATGGCCGCAAACAGAGGGCACAGAAGTTTGTTGATCGGAAGAAAGAAGCGTCACGGCGCGCTTGCCGCGGTTAACGCTTCCCGAAATCTCTGCTCCGCTACTTTCACTGCCTCTGGGTTGACATCAAGCATTATGCAGCTTCTACCGAGCGCCAATGCGGCAACACCGGTTGTACCTGACCCACAAAAAGCGTCCAACACCAAGTCACCTTTGTTGCTAAACAGCTCAATCACGCGAGTCAAAAGCGTCAACGGTTTCTGTGTCGGGTACCCGGTACGTTCAATCGCTGTTGTTGATAGGAAAGAAATGTCCCATACGTCAGTCATGTATTTGCCGTCAGGGTGGAATCCCGGTCTGCCAAGGACATCATTAGAAGCGTAGGGAACTCGTTGCGAGTTGAACGTGTAGTCATCACCCTTGGAGTACCAGAGAAGCGTGTCGTGCTTTCTTGAGAGGTGCCGTTTGGAAGCGCCGCCGGACCTGTAAGTCCAGATGATCTCATTGCGAAAGTTGGACTCCCCGAACATTTCGTCCATCAGAACTTTTACGTAGTGAACTGTTCGCCAGTCGATATGAACGATCATGTTCCCGTTTGGCGTTAGCGCATCCCAGCAGACTTTGAGTCTTGGACGTAACCAATCTATGAAGGCTGAAGTTGTGGGCCAACTGTCAATCCATTCATCGGTGAATCTTCGGCCCGTGTTGTACGGGGGGTCGATGTATACGAGTTGTATTGGCAAAGTGTTGACATCAGGCAAATCTATGCAATCACGAACGTGGATAGATGCCGTGTCAGTGGCAGACATCGTTTTAGACTACTTCCCGAAATCTTCGATCTTGACAGCGAGAACGATGCGACCAGTCCGGTTATTCGTCAGGTCGTAAACAAACTCGCCGTCTATCATCCGGCATCTAGCAAGCGTATGAGTGTCCCCGTCGTACTGGAACCGTTCGCCTACCTTTGGCATCACGTAATTCGTTTTTGGCATTACGAACGCAAACGCTGAGAGATCATGTCCGCTGTTGCTGTCGCGTTTTCTGCCGATGATGGTGCAGCAGCCCCGCCGCTAACAACAATCGGGTTCACCGTCTTGTTAGCTGTCAACGTGGTGAAGGTGGCGAGAGTTACGTCCTGCACCTTCGCCCCAAAGAACACCAGTAGCTGTAGCTCTTCTGGGGAGATCCAACGCCGGTTGAAATCGTCGATCACTTCGACACGACCGTGGTTAGGGTCGCCGGGCTGGTTCAATCTTAGGTAACTGCTTGCCATTTCATCCTCCGGTGTTGGGATCGGTTGCGACCCGGTTGCTATTCCTGTTGCTATCTCCGCAGGCGAAGCGACAATCTCGTAGTGCATCGCGTCTTTGTTGCCTGAGTAGTCGCCGCCCCAACGGAACACGTTGACCCCGTTGTTTGTGCGGATCGCTTTGATTTCATCGACCATACCTCTCGGCATGTCGGTAATGAGTTTCGGCCCGTAAGGGTTCTGCTGCCAGTTGATGTCGGCTGCGATCCCGTAAGCGTGTAGCGAGTACTGGGTTCCACCGGTGATAGCCCGGCAGTTGTACGCACCGCAATCGGGTGGGGTCGCCTTGTAATCCCACTTTGCGAGAACGGCGTTGAGGGCTACCCATGCGTCAACGGTTGAGGCCCTGACACTGATCGACGCTCCGCCGAATAGGGGAACGGATGCGAACGGTCCGGTGCAGGCTGGTGCCCATAGGACTCTGAGTTGTGCGGTAGTGCGGCTCAAACCATTTCCTCTTCGTCGTTCATACCGTGGTCAGCGTTGTTGTCAGGCTCTGAGTCGGGTGTGAACGTGATGCCACGCCATTCGTATGCCTGTGTGTCGGCGAATGCGACAATTTGGTCTAGTTCGCTGGCTGTTAGTTCCATGTTTATTGGAGTGGTGTTTCTGGGATGATCTCGCCGAGGAGAACGGCTGTTACGTATTCGGCGGCTCCGGGTGAGTAGTACTGTTCCATTGCTTTGACTTTTTCTTCTCGGGTCATCTTGTCCCATACATCTCTGTCTACGGGCATAATCATTTCGGGTTCCTTCCGTCGGCGGGTGGGTACGGGTATGAGTTTACTCTAAAACCGTGAGGCGTGTTACGAATTGTGGGTTTGTGCTGACTTCGCATAACTGCTAGTATAAGTGCGTGAGGGGAGGTGCCCCAAACAGAAAGGTTCAGATGGAAGCAGCAGCAGCGTTTGAAGCAGCGTTCGAAGTAGCAACGCTCTTTGCAGCAGAGTTCGAAGTACTAGTAAAAGAGGTCGGCGTGGAAGCAGCAGTCGCCGCCGGTGCCGACCTACTCGCAACGGTTGAAGCGTTCATCGCCGAAGAGACCGAGTAAAGGGGAAAGACATGGAAACAGCAGCATTTTCAGCAGCAGCAAATGCCCACTTCACGGCGAGGGTCAGCGGTGTAGACATACCGCTTGGACATTTCCTCAACGCCGAGGACGCGCAACTGTTCGCAGAGCAGTTCACTGGACGAGGAAACGCCGACGGCTACAACGTTGGAACACTTGAGTTTGTGTTTCTCACAGCAGCAGCCGGATAAAGTGTGATACAATAAGCTTGTCGGGTAGGGAAGCCCGACAGAAACAGGAGGACAAGATGAATTTTGACAAAGAGATCTGGGAGGGTTGGACGGTGGGTGACTTCATTAACGAGTTGGAGCCACAGTTCAATGCCATCATGACCAACAAAACATGGCAGAAGCCATTCACCACCAAGGCCGAGGTCAAGGCTTGGACTATAGACACCCAGCCAAGCTACAAAAAGCAGATCCCAGACGTAGTGACCTACTTCTGGAACAAGGTCACAGCAGCCAAGTAAGTGTGCTACAATAAGCGTGTCGGGAGGGAACCCGACCCAAACAGAAAGGTCCAAATGGAAAAGCTACCTTACGCAGAGGATCTCACCGACGAGATTGTTGCCGAGATACTGGCCGCAGCCGCAGTTGAGAGTGCAGCCAAAGAAGCAGCGTTCGAAGCAGCGATTGCAGCCGTAGTCGCATCGTACGCACCGACCGAGTAAAGGGGAAAGACATGGAAGTTTATAAGGTTGCAGGAATCAAGGGGACGAAGCTCGAAGCCGGATGGTACGAGGTGCGTACCGATGACGGTTTGTTCTTCGTGGAGAAGATGACCGGTTACTGGGTTGTCCGTGATGCGGACGGGAAAATGATGGGTGAAGCAGATGCGACCGGTTTCTTTGATACTAAAAAAGAGGCAATGAAATCCCTGTCACAGTAAAGTGTGCTACAATTAGCTTGTCGGGCAGGGAACCCCGGCACTGACAAAAGGAGACAACATGTACGAACGGACCTACGGCTACCTCTACGAGCCAAACCAAGACATCAAAGAAACCGCAAAAAGCATCCGTAGGATCATCAAAACCCTCACCAAAGGCGGGATGCTCCCCAACGACTGGAAATACAGCGTCAGGATTGAACGCTACTCAATGGGACAAAGCATCAACGTAACCGCTGAGACTGAGCGTGCCATCTACGCAGCCGAGCCGGACACATACGACTTCCCGCTGGTACTCAACGTCGAAACCGGCAAGTACGTAACCGCTTACAAGGATCGACTGACCATCGAAGCCGTCACCGTCGAAGAAACACTCCGAGACTTGGTAGCCGCTCACAACCACAACGGCAGCGATGTCATGACCGACTACTTCGACGTGAAGTTCTACGGCAACGTGAGCATCAAAGGGCCGGGCCACTACGGGAACAAGCCTCTGATACTGGAGGCGGCGGCATGACCACTGGAACGATCTACCACGCGACTTCAGCCGAAAACATTGAGTCGATCTCAATTGACGGTTTGAAGCCCGGCACGTTCGGCGAAACATACTTCGCTAACACCGCGCAGTACGCAGCAGGATTCGCAAGGCTGTACGGGGTGACCGACATTGTTGTGATCCCTGTCAAGGTCGAACTGTTGGAGAAGGAAAAGTTGAGTGTCGGTAGCGATCACGCCCCGCAGTTCTTCCCTGAGGATCTCGAAGTGACCGTGTACCACGATCATATTCCTTCAACGGTTATCGACTGGGAAACACTGACTGCTTGGTCGTAACGACTGACCCCTGCCCAGTGCAGGGGTCAGAAGCGTGACAAGTTGCGTGACATTTCGGGGTGCCGTTCAGCGAACCCTGATGCGTGACCCTCACAAGACCAAACTGTTACCGGTTCTTCAAAAATGGTTTGACCAACGAAGTATTCGGTTGCGCGTTCCGCGCACGAACCGTGTACTTCGCAGTAAGGGACTGGCGCTTTGCGGTGCCTCGGGTGGATTGGTACTGAAGCCGAACCGTTCATGGACGGTTCCCGCTGAGTACCCCACCGTAAAGCTCGCCTTCAGGCCCGTAGTCGTATGCGTTGATTCGTCCTGCTCTGATACCCAAGCATTCTTCGCATGTACAGATGTGGCCGGTGAGGTGTCCTTCTTTCCAACGGCGGTACATGGCCGGTGCGCAAATGCGGCACGGGTTCACTGTTTGGATTTTGTTTTTCTCAACGTTTTCTACCCAACGGGTATCTAAACATTCTGGGCAGCGGTAGAGGCGTTCGGGGTATCTTCCCATTTCATATGCTCCTGATCGTGGTTGAAAGGTTTGGGACTGTGAATGTTGTTTCTGTTGCTGTGAGTTCTTTTTGTGGGTTGTCGATGAGTTTGTCTCTTTGTGTTTCGCGGTAGGTGTCTAAGAACTTTGTTCTGATCCGTTCCATAGCCCAACTGTCGTTCACTGGTAAGTCCCCCAGAGTGCGCCCTGACGAACGTAAAGCTGTTAGAGCCTCAGGGGTGGGGTGGTTGTCTCCGAGTGGCTCACGTGACGCTACAAGGGCCGCTGAGGTGACAATCTGCTCCCATGCCCCGATAGCTAACGGTTCCAAAGCTAAACAAATGTCGATTACGTCCCCTGCTGTCGGCTGGAACCGTTCCCTCAAAAACAACTTGTTCACAGCTTTCATCGCGATTTCAATAGTCGGGATCGAACTAAGAGCGGCAGCGTAGAACGTGGCCCTAACTTCACTCATCGGCGGTTTAGGCCAAAGCTCCCCGATGACCATCGTTACTTGTGTGGCTTCAGCGTCTTTCATGATCCGAGCATCTCTTTCAACTTGCCGACGTTTTCAGTAACGGTCCCGTTAGCGACTTGCGGGGTTCTGGTTTTGCTTTCCTGTTCCATTTTCATCCAGTGGCGGCGTAACGCATCAGGCGAACGAACTTGGTTAGCCCAGCAGAACCCGTTATCAGGTTTGTTTAGCTGACTGAAAACAAACTCAATCATCGCTGACACTTCCGGTTCTGTGATCTTGTGATCTTCCCAACCCTTTGCGCCTGAGTTCAGAAGCGTTCCCATTGCTCTGACCCAAGCGACTGTGACTTTGGGTTTACCCCCTGATGGCTGATGTGAAGCTATAGCTTGTTGGAGTTGGATGCAAAGACGTTTAACGGATTCTGGGTCAACGCTCTTTGGTAGTTCCCTGAGAGCGAGGACAGTTGGTTTCTGTTTCGGGTCGTCCGTCATTGTTGACGGACTCTTTTCTATTGATACTGAATACTGATTCTTCTTACTGGTATTAGCGCCTGAAAAACCGACGGCTGGTTTACCGGCGACTGGAAACCCGTCGCCGGTCGCTGGAAAACCGACGACTGGAAACCCGTCGCCGGTGACCAAATCATCGGGTACGGAATCCGGTACATCGGGTTCCACAAGCGGGCGTTCCCGCACAACCGATTCGGTTGTCCACTGACCGTTTTCTGCCTGAACTTTTTGGCGTGTCAGGTAACCTGAATCCATGAGTTCTTGAAGCGCCGCACGAATAGCATCTCTGCCTTCAGGGCAATGCCTCGTAATCGCATGGGCGCTAACTCTCCACCCGTCCGGCTTCTCAAGAAGCCAAACAAGAACCCCTCTAGCCCTCATCGAAAGGGCCGGATCGTTGACTGTTCGTGAGTCAATAATCGCAAATTGCTTACGGTGTTCTACCCTGATTGTCACGTTCCCCTCTCATTTTGCTGCTTTCCCTAGCCGCAATGATGCCACTGTAGTGCAACCCGTTGCCTCATGGTATGCTTTTCGTGTTACCTCCTGATGGGAATCAACAGGGATGCCAAGGGTTCCCCAACAGTGCAGGACAAGCTTTAGGGCTTCGACCTCGTATCTTGGTATCCCTGTCCCATTTCGTAACAGCGGCGGACCCTCATTCCGGTGGGGGTCCGTTTGCGTACTACACCCCCATGATGTGTGTTACGTTATTGGACAGCTTGGAGGCATAGTGACGTACAACAAACGAAGCAGAACGATCTCTACTCGTATCGACCACGGTGCAGTAGAAGTACTTGAATGGAAAGCCAGACTTGACGGCATCCCTTTGAGAACAAAAATCCGTGACGATCTGGAAGCTCAAGCCGAAGCTATTGCTTTGGAATACAACCTTCCATTCGGACCAAACACGGAACAACCACCTGTGGAACAACCACCGGTAGAAGAAACACCTGCTGAACAACCAACTATCGAACAAGAGGCATCTAACGATGAGCAGTGAAAACACGGTAACTATCGTCGGGAACTTGACCCGCGACCCAGAATTGCGATTTATCTCATCTGGTGCTGCGACAGCGAATCTGAGTATTGCTGTCAACCGCAAGTGGATGAACAAGCAGACCTCGCAATGGGAAGAGCAAGTTTCTTTCTTTGATGTTGTTTGCTGGCGTGAACTAGCTGAGAACGTGTCAGAGTCGTTGACTAAGGGGACACGGGTTACGGTAACGGGCCGTCTTGAGCAGCGTTCTTGGGAAGATCCAAAGGACGGGGCGAAGCGTTCCAAAGTCGAAATCGTTGCTGATGAGGTAAGCCCTAGTTTGAGGTGGGCTACAGCGAACGTCGCAAAAACGGAACGCACAGGCAATAACCAGCCACAAAAGCAGGGTTCTGCACCGCCTCCTGCCCCATCCGCGGACGAA